AAGTTGTTCAACCATATTGCTCCTATTTAAAATTAATTGAAGACATGATTTCTGTCATACATGCCACTACATTTAATTCATGATCAGCCACAAAACTATCTTTATATGAATAGTCTGCAAGTATAAGAACTAACTGTGGAATACTTGAAGGCTCGACATAATCTGACATGTTATCATAAATTAATCTAAACAACTTTACTGATTCTACGTCAATGTTATCTGTAACCCATTTACGCATCTTCTTAAAGTTTTTAGTCTTAAGATCGTCCATCAATCCAGCTATGCTTGTCTCAGATAGAGTAACAAGAATACCTGTATCGATATGACCACTCATACCATATCTTTGACATTCATTAATGACACGTCTCCAATCAGGTATGTATTTCATAATGAGTTCTGCAATCACTGCATTGTCATATATAATATGTTCGGAATCAAGAATGAATTGAAGCCTAGCCATAAATTTCTGGGCCATCTCTGCCTTGTTTCCTAAGTTGAATTCATATATAGAACATCTCGAATGGAGAGGATCTATTATACGATTCTTAAAATTGCAAGTAAGAATAAATCTACAATTAGAAGAGAACTCTTCGATAAACCCACGTAATGCAGGTTGTGTAGATTGTGGATTAAGGTAATCAGCCTCGTCGAGAATAACTACTTTTTGTCCACCTTGTAATGATATAGTACTTGCAAACTGTTTGATCTTACCACGTAATGTATCAATGTTTCCATCTTCAGAACCATTAATCAACATATAGTCAAGATCTAATTCATTACACAAAGCTCTAGCAACTGTAGTTTTACCTACACCTGCAGAACCTGTAAACATCATATTGGGGAGTTCTCCCTTGTCGACTATCTTTTGGAATGTTTCCTTTAAGCCTTCAGGGAGAATGCAATCCTCAATGGTTTGTGGTCTATACTTTTCTACGAATAAAAATTCTTTCACATACACCTCATAATATAATAAGCATGGTAGTATTATACCATGCTTTAGTTAAAAGTACATACTTACTCAGCTGGTGTTTCTTCTTCAGCAGCTACTTTTGCAGCTTGAGCTTCGTCTGCAGCTTTTAGAAAATTATCTAAACGATTACGTACTGCACCAACATCTGATAACTCAACACCTTCAAACGCACCACGTTTAGTTACTATATCAATAATACTAACGCAAGCACGAATGTCACTTAAGTTAAGTCCCTGTCCTTGAGGCACAGGTGGTTGTTCTACAGTTTCAGTCGTTGGAGCTTCAGTCGCTTTATCTTTCTTTGCCATTATGATTCCTTAAATGTTGTAGTTTTATCAAGAGCAACCCAGTAGTCTGTGTTACCCGCCTTAATTAATGCTACCTGCTTTTTATCAATACCAAACTCATAAGAGTCAGCAGGTTTAAATTTGAAATTGTTTATGTCAAACACAAAATCAAATTCAGCATCAGTATTTATACTACAATTCGCAACGTTCATTGTGAATTGATTAGATGTAGGGTTTTGTTTATCGACAATAACGCATTCAATAAACAAAGCACTATCATTTTTACGTATGCTTAGATTACTGGTTTTAAGAGTAGAAGAAGCTTTACGTAATTGATTTAACTCATCGTGTGTTAGTGTAAACTTTAGATCTTCACATGGTAAGTTAATATCGTTTGTTGGGACTGTCAGGATGTCGATATCAGAGAAGTAATATTTGAATGCTGTAACACCATCAGTAATATTAACAAACTTTTTATCATCATCGAATGACAATGTAGGATCATCAAACATATTAAGACAAGCTAGGAATTCACCTAAGTCATATATGCCAAATGTGTATGGTGCATCAAAAGCTATATGAGCTTTTGACATAAGAGTTTTAGAAGTGGACATCGTTCGGATAAATCCACCTTCTTCACCAAGAGCAATATTGCTATTGATACCTTGATAGTTATTCAATACTTCTTTTATTTCATTACTAAGTTTCATTATCAGACTCCTTTAAGTCATGTTCATTAATTGCTAATAGAGTATAGTGCATAATCTTCATAAGATCTTCACGATTTGCTCCGTTCTTTTTGCCATATCTTGATGCATATTTCAATACATTGCCAAGACAAAAATCTAATCCTAAGCCTGAGGCACTGATCAGATCCATACTTTGAACACCATTAGCAGATGCATAATGTTTAGAGTAAGTACTCTCGACATATGATGTTAGCTCATTGATGTTTTGTAATTCATTAAATTTCATATAGTTCCTTTTTCATTTATGGTATTATTATATCACAAAAAGGGCAAAAGTACATACCTTCGCCCTAAATAAATTAAGCAGCAACTGCGTCAGTGATTCTAGCAACTAATTGCTTATTACCTTTCTTAGTCTTTGAAAACTTTTTGAACTCACGTTTAAGATCATTGATTGTGTCAGCTTTTTTAGGAGTAAACACATCAGCATCAAATCTCGCAGTACGATTGATTTTGATAATGAAATAATCATCATAACCTTTGACATTTTTCCATGCCGAAAAACCATCTTTTCTCCATGATTTAATATCTTCACGAAATTCACCAGCAATTGATGTATAACCTTGACCAAAAGTAGAAGCATCATATGCAAGGTGGAAACCCATTATAGTTGCACCAGTTATCTCTTTAAGGCGAAGTAAAACATTTTCGTAAATCTCACGACCACCTTGACCACGAATCATTTTACCTTCAAAGTTTATCATCACTTCACGTGAAGTATAAACATTTGATTTCTCATCATGCTGAATACTTAATCCATCAGGATAGCCATCAGTTAAGAACATAATGTTTGTGTTTTGCAATGCAAATTTACGTGTAAATTGTTTAGTCAACTTAGCTGCAAGAATTGCAGTCTGAATAAGAGGAGTTGAACCCATTTGATCAACACCATGTAAGTAATGACCAGAGATATGATATGCTTGCTTGTTTGAATAAGCATGAGCTTTAGCAACAGCAAATGCAATATAAGAAGCTTCATCAAAAGTTTTCTTATTCATCTTTGAAGAGAACATCTCAACAACTTTACAACCTTCAGCATTTATCTCTGAAGCTTCAGGTAGAGCTTCGCGCATACCTTCTTCTTTGTTTGATCTTCTCCAATATGAAGTAGTAGTAAATGAATAAGCTTCGAAAGGAATGTTCACCTGACGACAAAACATTGCAATAGTAATTGCTTGAGCAGTAACATCTTCGATAAGTTCAGCCATTGAACCAGAAAGATCAAGGAACAACATGATTCCATGTGATTTTGCTTGAGCTAATTGAGTAGTAGTCAAGAAAATATCTTCAGAAGTTTTGTAAGCATGAAGCTTTAAAGGATCAAGCTTTCCAGATTTCGCAGTGCGAGAACGTGAATATTCAAATGCAGCCTTCTTACGTTCGAAATCTTTTGCAAGTAAATTTGCTTGAGTCTTATAAGTTTGCTTAGTCTCTGACCAATCTTCCATACAAGCTTGATGATTGTATGGAGCTTGAGCAACTGCATATTCATCATCTGTATTCTCAGATATCCATCTATTACGTAAAGCCTTAGCATCATCATAAGAATAAAGAATTTTGTCCATATTTTCAGAAGAAAGACCACATGAATATTGTGGTTGACCACTTCTTTCGTATTGTCTCTCAGGAGATTTTTCAAGTAATTCTTCTTCGCGTTCTCTTTGAGTATCTTCAGTCCAAGTCTCGTGACCATCATCGTCACCACCTTCTTGGTCAACAGCTGAAGTAGAAGAATCTTCATCAGATTCACCATCAGCTTCACCATTTCCTTCTTCAGAGTCATCGCTTTCTTCATCACCTGACATTGGAATTTCACCTTGGTTCTCAGGAGCTTCACCACTATCAGAGCTTGGCATACCCATTTCCATTTCATCTTTATCTTCTTCTTCTTTCTCATCTTTTTGATCTTCGATGAAATCATAAAGCTTTTTGCAAACATCAACAACATCGTCCCAAGTTTCAACTTCCATAGCTTCTTTGACTAATGGAGATTCTTCATTTGAGAATTCAACTGGAACATAACCACGACCTTTTGAAGAAACATTTAAACGATCCATAAGACCAGCTTTATTAATATCTCTTTCATTAGTACCGAAAAGATCAGTATCAAAAAGAACTTTATAACCATTTTTAAACCTACGTTTAATACCAGGATATGCTTCCATGATTTTACGTTCGATACGAATGTCTTCGACAATGTTTAAGTAAGCTCTTGGAATTTTACCAATTTTCTTTTCAGAATCGTGCCATCCATCAGCAGGAGTATAAAGAGCATGACCAACTTCATGACCAACAAGAAGATCGTAAACATCTTTACCTTTGTCTTTCCAAAGTGGAAGACGAAGTACACGATTCACAACATCGAAACTAGCTGTAGAATAATTACCGTGTTGAACAGATAAGTTCTCTTTAGCTAATAGCTTCGCTAAGTATTCTTGAGCAGATAGATTCATATTATTCGTCCTCCCAATTGTTGTTATCTTTAAAGTTTGGTTCAGCATCTAAATCTATCTCAACTTCTTCAGGATTATTAATAGTAGCATCAACCTTTTCATAAAGATCAATGAAAGCTTCTTTAGTATCGTCATCAAAACGATTTACACAAAGAGCAATCGCTTTGTCTCTCTTACCGAAGATAGAGAAAGTTTGAACAATGTGGCATAAACGACGAGTTGAAATAACTTCGTCAATACCTTCATCATAAAAAGTCTTACGAATAGCATCTGCCCAACCAACAAGTAGCTTAGCAAATTCTTCGTCAATAGCTTCAAACTTTGACATATGCTTCATAACAATTTTTTCTTCAGTAGCAATAGTAGGGAAAGTTTGTTCAAGAGTAATAGTGAAACGCTCTAAGAATGCATCGTCAATAATAGTTGCACCTGAGTAACGTCCATCTTCTGAACCTTTACCTTTTGTGTTAGCAGTGGCAATCACATTAAAACCTTCAGCAGGTTCAACAACTTCACCAGTTTTTTTGATCAGAACTGGTTTGCCTTCAAGCACACCTTGTAAACACATAATTTTATTAGTTCCACGATCGATCTCGTCAATCATAAGAACAGCACCAGCTTCCATAGCTTTAATCACTGGACCTTTTTGGAAAACAGTCTCGCCTTTAATCAAACGAAAACCACCAATCAAATCATCTTCATCAGTTTCTGGTGAAATCTGAACACGTACATATTCGCGATTAAGCTTAGCGCATGCTTGTTCGATCTGAAATGTTTTACCATTTCCAGATAAACCAGAAACAAACGTTGGATAAAACATTCTTGATTTAAGAACTTTTACAATTTCAGTAAAGTTTCCCCAAGGAACAAAGGTAGGATCAAAATCAGGAACAAAGACTTCGTCATTTGAAACTGATTCAACACCTTTGACCATTTCAGGAGCAACTTTAGATGGTATAGATGATTTTGGCATCATTCTCTCCAAGTTATAAGATCCACGATGAGGCGATGGACAATTGTTAGTATATTTAACAGCTGTATATGCTGATCTAGGATTTTCACCAATCTCAACAGCAGCAGCTTTAATCTCTTTCGATGTAAATATCGTCTTATTAGGATATTTACTCATTAATTTTTCAATCACATTATTCATTATTTAGTCCTTTTTTATTAAGTATGGTACCATTATATCATGTTTTGGCAGTCTTTGGAGAAAACTTATGGTGCCAGGGTGACTTTTTTATGGTGCCAGGGAAAGATCATATTTGAGTTTTAAGTCGTGTCAAATTGTCAGGTGTAATCTCAATCGTTATTGACGGTAACGGTAAGTTAGGTTGTTCGTTTAAAGATATAAATCTAGCAGCGAAAAAATCTAATGTTTTAAATATTTCGTGAATCGAGATGTTTGGATCTATGTCCATAGTGTGTTTAATCAGTTTCATAATATAGTCCTTTTCAATTAATATGGTACCATTATATCATGTTTTAAGGGTCTTTGGAGATTATTTTCGGTAAATAAACGTATTTTTTTACCAGGTGAAGCTTTTGTAGAATATTTTTCTATCGTTATGAGATAGCAGAAAAATTATTCTTTTTAACGAATTGAATCTTTTGCTCCATCTTACTTTCTAACACATCAGGTTTATGTGATATAATAAATGTGTTTGTGCCTTTCTCTAATGTCTTTAAGATCTTCATTAGATTATCTGTACCTTCATCATCAAGAGATGAATCAAATGTCTCATCAAGGATTAATAGATTTGTGTTTGTAGAGTTCTTCATCTTTGCTACTTGTCTCCACGCAAATAACAACGATAAATCAATACGCATCTTCTCACCTTCAGAGAAGTTAGCATATACAAATTCATCGCGATGTCTTGACTTAATTGATTCTTCAAAGTTCTCATTTAAATGGAATGCCACAAAGAATTCAAGTGTTTGGAGGTATTTGTTTATAAGATTATTCATTACGGGTAAATACTCTTTAATAATTTTAGTACGAATACCAGTGTCCTTGAGCATCTCAGATGCTATATTGTTATATAATATTTGATCTTCTGCTTCTGTGAGGTTATCTTGTATATCAATAAGATCGTAAGTCATATCCACAAGTTCTTTGGCTGGTGCATCTATATCAACCTCTTTGACTTGTTTATTTGCTAGCTTTGCCATGATATCAGTTTGCGTAGACATTTGAGAATTAATATTTGCCATATCTGAGATTTGATCTTGCACTTTCTCTAATGTTTCAATAGTCTCATCATACTTTATATTGTTTAATTCTATATCTTTTTGTGTTTGTTGGGCTTGTGCACGTACATCAGTCAGCATAGAGTTCTTTACATTTTCACTAATCTCTTGAGTACATGTTGGACACGCAGTATTTACTTCAAAGAACTTCGCTTTACTTACAAGTTCTTTCATAGAATGGGTGTGTTTACCCTTTTCAGTTTGCAACCCTTCACGGACTTTCCTCAAAGAGTTGAGAGTGCCACGGAGACCGAGTGGATATTTATCTAATTTAGATTTTAACGAATCCATCTCATTTTGTGCATTTATAATATCTTCTTCGAAATCCATTTTTGCAGATTTATTAATGTTTTCTAGTTGAGATATATGTTTCTTTTGATATTCTATTTTGTCTTTCTGATTATCTAATGATATACGTGAGCTCTTTGCCAAATCTTTTTGTATATTATTACGTTGCTTAAGTACTGTCTTCATCTTACTAAACACACCAATATCTAATAGATCTTCAATCACATCTCTACGATCCCAAGCTTTGAGCTGCATAAATGGTATAAATGAAGATGATCCTAATACCACAATCTGATGGAATGATTTATGATTAAGCTTTAATATGTTTTGCTCTAAGAACTTTTGATAGTCTCTTACATTCGTCTGCTGATCTATCATGTTATCATCTTGATAGACTTCAAACTTATTTGGTTTAATACCACGTAATACTTTCCAATTGTGGCCAGCGGTTTCGAATTCTATAGTGACTTCACATGCTTTACCATTTACTGAGTTAACTAAGCCACCTCTCTTGACATTACGATGAGGCTTATTAAACAAAGCAAAGGATATGGCATCTAAAATGGTAGATTTACCTGTGCCATTTGTACCAACAATAAGCGTAGATCTTGATTTGTTAAGATCTATTATTATTGGGTTGTTGCCTGTGGAAAGAAAGTTTTTGTACGTAAGTTCTTTGAATAATATCATGGGTATATTATATCACAAAAGTATGATTTGTACATACTTATGTTTCTGGATTGCTTATATTATTTATTGCTTCTGGTGAAGGTACGACATCTGGGTCTACTACAAACATCATATCTAATCCTATACTCTTTACTTGCCTTAAGAAATGGTCACAACTATTATATAGCTGAGCTGCAAATAAACCAGTTTGGAAACTCATGTCCATATGCATTTCTTCTTCGTCAATCGCATGCTTTTTAATTGCAAGCTTCATAAAATACTGGCCTTGTACTGATAACTCACCACAATTCATCTTCCAATATTCTACTCCACCTAAAACCATAAGCACAAGAGATTTGTCTTCAAAGTATTGTCTATACTTTTCTTTATCTAAATTCTCTGTACCAGTCTCATCTGTCTTTGCTTCAGACTGAACTTCTTGAACTTCTTTAACGATTGCTGCTGAAGTCTTCTTTGGTTCAGGTGCTATATCATATACAACTTCAGGCTTAGGGCTGAAATCTGTCCATACTTGTTCGATCTCTGCCCAAGCCCATATTGGCCATAGTATAAAGCCGACTATCATTGCTGATACGGCAAACTGGTAAACTGCCCATAGCAGTCTATTATCTTCGGGATCTATCCCCTTATTCCTGCCTCGCATCCTTCTCCTTCACAAACTGGAACTTCTATTTTGTCACCACCCCAAGTGTTAAATGGGTTTTGTAACATAGAACATCCAGCTACATTAAATAATACAATGATACAAGCTAACGCAAACGCTAACATTGCCCATCTACTTTTAGTAATTTTTTCTCTCATTACTGTATCTCCATATCTATGGCATCATTATAGAGACTGTTCATCAGAGTCTTGAGCTTATCTTTGTCAAGATCTGTATTCACACCATCAATATAACTTGCCATTAAGTCAGTTGTATTTTCTACATCTTCTATGTTGGTGAGAACATTCTCACCTAAGAACTCAGAGAAATTTTCAGCTATCTTTAAATCGTGTGTATTCAGCTCTGATATTCGTTCAATAAATTTGTCAAACATGAATGGGTTAGACTTATTCCCAACAATTACTTTAACAAATTTGCCTGTAAGAGTATTTATATCATAATTCGTGTAATCTGTATCTGTATCATCATAATATATTTTCTCAAATAATGTGAGAGGATTAGGTATTGCCTCTACTGTTTTTGTATCTGTATCGAATACATGAAAATATTTCTGATCATTTGCATCAGCCCATGTAAATTCCATTTGACATCCAAGATATCTGATATTACCTTGTTGAGATGAGGCATGATAATGACCTGATAAACATAAGTCAAAGTGTGCAAAAGGTTCTACACCCATACCATGACCCATAGGTTGCTTAATACCTCTCATCATTTCAAAGCCTTGTAATTCTAAATGACCCATCATAATACCTTTATTACTTGATAAGAAATTCATTGATGAATCCCAATTCTCTGAGTTAATCCATGGTACTAAATGCACATCACAACCATCATAGTTTAATGTTGATGGTTTCATAATGATATTGATATTGCTTGTGTAATAACCTAATAGTTCTTTAAGAGAACATAGATCATTTGTGTTTTTATGGAATACATCATGGTTGCCTGGAATAATATCCATAGTCATACCATTTTGTTTCATAGGCTCAAGGAAATGCCTACGATTAGCATTCAATGCTTTAAAGTTTACAAACTTTCGATGGTCATAATAATCACCAAGATGTATTATATGTTTTATATCATTATCTTTACAGAATGGAAAGAATACTTGCTCATAGAATCTCTCTTGGAAGTCTATGAATATCTCTGAACTATTCCTTACGCCACAGTGTGTATCATTTAATAATGCTATCTTCATACAAATGGATTTCCTTTAAACCAAAAAACTAAACTATATCTTGTACCCTTTTTAACTTTATCTACCTTATGCCAAACATGAGATGGGAATACAGTAATACCACCTGTAGATTTAGATATTTTTTTAGGATCTGTTTTATTATATTCTAATGCGTTATCGAACCACATATCACCACCTTCAAAATCATCATTCAGATTTATGGTAACACTTATCTTTCTTATTTTACCAGTACCATCTGGTTCCTCGAATGAATCTCTATGCCAATCGTAATAACCACCTTTGTTGTATTCAGTAAATTGAATTGATTCGACTGGTTCCCATTGGAAATTCCAACCTGCTCTTTCATTTGCTGTATATATGTATGGTATTAATTCCTCTACTATCCATTTATCATTTAGCCATACAACATTTGACTCTCTATAATTTTCTTCTTTATTTTGAACAGTGGCTTTACTTTTTTGTTTAGATAAACCTAATTCAATTATACGATCGCACATAGCAGAGTCTAATGCTTCTGGAAATGACCAAACAAAATGTTTTAATCTCATACTACCTCCATGGTTCACCCATTACCCAAACAACTAAACTATATCGTATACCCTTTGTAACTTTCGTTACTCTATGATATGT